CCTCATGCGCACGATGCCTACGCTGCCCCGCTCTAAGGGCAATATCGAAGACCTCGACACCCACGCCGAGGACCATGCCGCCGATGAGCTGCGCTACGCCATGATGCATGTATATAAACCGCACAAGGTGGAAGAAAAGAACTACGAGGGCACGGCCCAGCAGATGATTGACGAGATGCAAAGCTCGGTAGGTAAACGCCACGGTCGCTATGCTGCGGCCTAACAGGAGAGATGACCATGAAATTCAACGGAACGCCCAAGCCCAGTAGAGCCAAGCCTTCGGGCACCAAGCGCGTCAAGCCCGTTGCCGCCAACGCCGATACCATGACAACCAAAAAGAGGAAATAAGATGCCTAAAGTAGGCTCCAAGCATTACAGCTACGATGCCAAGGGCATGGCCCAGGCTAAGGCGGCGGCTAAGGCGAGTGGCAAACCCATGACCAACGCTCGTAAAAAGAGCAGTGGGTCCAAGGGTTTTAACGGGACTCCTAAGCCGCTGCGATGAAGAAAAACGAGGTAGACTACTGGCGGGGGGCCATTGAGAACAGTGCCCTATATATGCGCGACCGGCATAAGGTGTGGAAAAGACTGCTCAGAGCCTATGAGATGGACTTTGAGATCGGCTCCCTGCCCGATGACAAGGTGGTGCGTGTCAGTAGATTTTACCCGTTGACTCGGCAAATTATCGCTTCTATATCGTTTAACCATCCGCATGTCTTCTTCAGCGTCAAAGAGCCGAATAAGGAATTTGCGGCTACGATACTAGAGCGTGTAGCCAATGCGGCCCTGGAGCAGATGAACGCCAAGGCCGAAGTGCAACAGGTCATCTTCGATGCGCTCTACTGCGCTGTTGGCTGGCTCAAGTGCGGCTACAACCCGCCCGGCGATGACGATTTGGTCGCACCCTACACCGTCAACGATGCTTTGGACAACGATTTCCCCTATATCCATCGCATCAACCCCTTCAATGTCTTTATCGATCCGCTCACGCCGCCTCATAAGTTGAGTCATGCGCGGTATATCATCGAAAAGATGTTGGTGCCGCTGGAATACGTGAAAAAAGATGATCGCTTCGTCAACCGGCGGCAGATACAAGCCACTGAGACCGAAGAGGACATCAAGGACACGTTCCTACAAGATTTGGGCGGCGTAGAGACTACCTCGGAAAAAGAAGCCCTTAACCTGTCGAAGTCGCAGGGGCAGATGACGGTCCTCTACGAGGTCCACGATAGGATGAAACGCCGCCGGTATACGTTTGCCATGGGCGTTGAAGAGCCCATCGAAGACGTAGAGCATCCGATGAGGGCGATGAAGCCCCTCTATGAGCCCGACCCGTTTACTGGCGAGTTGTTAATGACGGGCGAGTATGAGGCCGAAGGCGGTTTCCTCGTCCAAGGTGGTTTTCCCTACATACCGCTCAAGTTCGATCAGACACAGCAGGGCTACTACGGCCAGCCGCCGATGGCCTATGGCGAAGACCTACAGAAGCTCATCGTAGAGAGTGTATCCCGTAGAGCTGACCTCCTTAAACGCTACCCTCGTATGTTGCTGGCCTCGCGCCGAGAGCGTGAAGAAAACGCCGACATCGGGCAGCAACTGGAGACCGCTAGGGACGGTGAAGTCATCTGGGTAGATGATGTCAACCAGTCCTTCAAAGAGTTAGGCTTCGGCAACCCGCCGCCCGATCAACTGGGCATTGAGTCGGATGCCAGAAGCTACGAAGAGCAGGCCATGGGCGTTAGTCAGATGGCCATGGGGGGTGGTCCGAAGGTGACCGCCACCCAAGCCAGTTTAACCGCTTCATTCGGGCAACTTAACCGCGAGTGGTTACAAGATCGCGTCAAAAATGTGTATGGCGATATCGTGCGCAACGCCCTGCGTATGATGGCTGATGTGCGCTACCTACCCGAAGAATTTTTGATCAATGTGGCCACCGATGAGAACGAGCCGGTCTACGAAGCGGTAACGACCGACATGCTGCGTGTGCGTTATGCCGTGGACATCGAAGCAGGGTCCATGAGCCCCCTGACGGAGCAGCTAGACCGTGAGGATGCGCTGGCTCTCTTTAACTACACGATCCAACTGCCTGAGATAGACCGCGGCGAGGCCATCAAGGGGCTCTTAAAAGCCTTTAAGGTCAACGACCCCGACAAGTACTTCAAGCCGACCATGGAGGCTGACGTAATGAAGTTGGCTTCGATGGAGAACATTCTCTATCTGCTCAAGGGCGCGATGATCGATGCGGGGCCCGATGAGAACCATCAGGTCCACCTACAGATACACTCGCAGATACAGCAGATGCCTGAGTTCCAGCAACTACTGCCCGTGCAGCAACAGCAGATACTGCCGATAGCCCAGGCTCATATGCAACAGCACCAGCAGTTTTTAGCGCAAAAGGCGCAGGGCCAAGCCCCTGGACAAGCTGGTGGTCAAGCCGCTGGCCAAGAGTCGGGGGGTCGTATACCCGGCATACGCGAGAGGGCAGGCACCGAGGGCGGTGGCGGCATAGTGTCGCTAGTGCGGTCTAACGCTCAAGAGATGAGTCAACAGGTGCAACGGGCACCGGGCCAAGGATAGATAATGATATTTCACGATTTTGAATGCGACACATGCGGTCGGTTCCATGAAGATGTGCTGTTCATTAACCACAAAGCCATCAAGAGAGCTATCGCCTGTGATGAGTGCGGCGAAAAGGCTACGATGCGCTTTAAGACCAATAACCTCATCCACCATGACCATAGCGGCATGTATGGCAAATACCATCACGGCTTTGGCGAGGTGGTGCGCTCCTATTCGCACAAACAAGAGCTACTTAAAAAGTATGATGTGGTCGAGTCATCCGACTCGGTCGGCGGCAGTCACTGTCTTAGAACCAGCGCACTGTCCGAAGAGAAACCCACGCTTGAAGGCCACAAGGCAGGCTTTGGGACGAGTCCCGAAGAAGCTATTGCGGTTGCCGAGCAAAATATAACGGAGGATTGATTGTGACTGAGAGCGTGCTAGACGTTGACTCCGCAGTAGATGCCGGGACACCCGACGAAGGCGCATCCAGCGACACAGAGTCAGAGGTAGTTTTTTTCCCTGACAGTGAAACGGATGCCACCCAGGATTCGGCCCCCGCCGCAGAAACGGGACACTCCACTCCAGCAGAGGACTCAGCAACTAACGGCAACGTAGACCTACTACGCACACCGGTAGATCAGTTGCCTGCCAACCTACAACCGTTGGCCCCACTGGCGAAGAACCTCCAGGCCGACTACACCCGTGCGCAACAGGATCTGCGGGATCGGGAGTCGCAGTTAACGGCTCGTGAGCAGCAGATACAAACGCAAAGCCAGCAGGCCCAGCAGCACCAGCAGCAATGGGCCGACCGGGTGCAGCAGACCGTAGCACCTACCGTAGACCCCATCCAGCAGATGCGGTCTGGGCTGAGTGATGATGAGAACCGAGCCATCGACACGGTGCAGGCTATTGTCCAGCACCAAGTCGGTAGCGAACTCGATGCAATGCGCGGCCAACTGCAAAGCCTTAAACAGGAAAATGAAGGGTTACGCAGCGCACAGAGTGGTGTTCAGAATTTCGTCAGTGAGCAGGTACAGTCACGTACTCGCTCGGCAGTACAGGAGGCACTAGATAAGCATGGTGATGATGTGCGCCGTTATGGGCCACAGATATTGCACATGCTGAAGGGCGAAGCACCGCCCAACATGGCTACCGGCAAACCCTACACGGTTACCGAAGCCTATGAGCAGTTAGCAGGCGTGACCCAACGGCAGGCTAACGCGCTACGGCAGGCCGATCAGAAGACCCGCCGCAGCAGCAAAAGAGCGGTCGCATCGAACGCCAGTGTGGACTCATCGGAAGACGGTGGCCCACTGAGTGAAGCCGAGGTACTCAATAAATTGAGAGGCCTGGGCTTTGAGTGAGTTAAACAACAACTAGCATAGGATAAAATAAAATGTCAGCCACTTCACAGACTTCGACTTGGGATGCAGCGTGGACTTTGACGCTCAGAGCCAAGCGAAAAAGATTAACGGATAACTTCTTCGATAGTTACCCGACCCTCGCCGCGATGCGCCAGGGCAAAGCCCTAGAAGTCGAATCTGGAGGAAAACAGATACAAGAAGACCTCCTCTACGGGGCAAATTCAGCCGAGTTCTTTTCTGGCTATGATACGCTCAACACCGACTCGGTCGATGGCATCACGGCAGCGTTTTTTCCGTGGCGTTACGTAGCGGTTCCGATCACGATTTCGATGACCGAAGAGAAGGAAAATCAGAAGTCGGATGCGGCGATGAAGCTCTTAGCGGCTAAGACCGAGCAGAGCATCTTGACGATGTCCGATCAGGTCAATGCGGCGTTGTATTCGGCGCAGACCGGCAAAGGTATTCTTGGTTTCCAAGACATCATTGCCGATGCACCGGCTACGAGCCCGACTACCCTCGGTGGAGTCACGGTCAGTGGCAATAGTTGGTGGCAGAACAAGGCCAACAACGCTACGAGCGATACGTCCTTTAAGACGCTCACCGGCACCAATTTCTACGAGGGCATGCTCAGGATGGCCACTACGTGGACCGACACGAGCGAAGGAAATATCGAGCCTACCGCGATATTTACCACGGCCTCTGTATATTCCTCGTTTGAAGAAATTTTCGAGGGCACCGGCTACCAGCGTATTACCTCCAAGGGTAGCCCTGGCGTAGACGGTCGTTTGCCCTCATTCAGGGGCATCCCGGTGCAGTATGACCGTGATTGCGGGTCGGGTCGGATGTATTTCTTGAACACTGATTTTCTCAAGCTCAAGATGATGAAGGGGATGGAATTTTCTAACACAGAATTTCGTTCGCCTGCGAATCAAATGGCTAAGAC